CGCGACGACCTCGACCTCGGCGCGGTGCTCGACCGCCCAGGCGAGCGGCGAGAGGATCGGGGTCTCCTCCACCGTCTCGCCGTCGCGGACCACGACCAGCCCGCCGGCTGGCAGGCGCTGCGGGACGGTCTCGTTGCGGAGGACCTTCGGGGCCGGGTTCCGTGCGGCCAGGGCGGCGCCCAGGCGGGCGTACAGGGCGGCCAGGGCGGTCTCGCGGACACTCATCCCGTCCTCGCTGTCTCGACTTCCCAGGCCGCCACGAATCGCCGCGGCAGGCGCCGGAGCGCGCGCAGCGACGCCCCGCGGACGTCCAGGCGCTTTGTGAGCTTCACCTGCGGCAGCAGCAGGAACATCGGCACCATCCCCTGTTCGAGCAGCCCGCGGGCCCAGGCGTCTCGGCCCTTGCGGTTGGCGGTGCCGACCTCGGCGACGCCGCCGGCGATGAGGCGGGTGCGGCGCCGTCGGCCCGTCACCGCGCCCTGGCGCAGCGGCAGGCACCAGACAAAGCCTCGCCCCGAGCGGAAGGGCCGCAGGAAGCCCTGGCCGGAGGCGACCATCTGCGCAGGCGTGACGCGCTGGCCCTTGTCGCCGCGGCCGCGCCAGCCGCGGGCGGCGTTGAAGCCGGTGGCGATCGCGAGGAACCGCCCGCCGCCCTTGGGCCGGATCAGCGCCCCGCGCTCGCAGGCGTCGATGACCAGCGGGGTCTTGCTCCAGACCAGGCCGGCGGCGCGCATCGACACGCCGGTGCGTGGGAAGACCTGCGAGCGCCAGGCATTGGCGATGCCGCGCGCCCTGCCGCCGAGCGAGCCCATGACCTGGCTGCGCAGTTCCCCCTTGAGTGCGTCGGTCTCAGCACGCACGGCGCGGGAGGCAGCGCGCTCGCCGGCGCGGACCTCCTCGGCCAGCGCCTTTCGCAGGTCGCCGACGACGGCAGAGAGGCGCATCGCCTATCGTCGGCAGAGCACGCGCCAGGCGACCCCGGCGGCGTCGCGCTCCGCGCTGTCCACCGTCAGCAGGTCCGGGCCGATCGCGAAGGTGTCGCCCGCCTCGACCGCCGCCAGCAGGGCGATACTGACGGTCAGCACGTCCGTCGCGCGCAGCAGCGGCGTGTCGAAGGCCTCCACCACGCGATCGGGGCTGGAGCGCAGGATGCGGAGTGACACGGGCGCGCCGGTGCCCGCCGCCCGGTAGGTCGCCTCCACCCCGAGGTTCGGGTCCGCGGCGAGCACCGCCAGCGCGTCGTCGAATACGCCCATGGCGGCTCAGCCGAGGCCGAGCCAGGAGGCGAGCTTCGCGCCGACCGCCGCGCCGACGATGCCGCCGGCTGCGGCCGCACCGGTCGCGGGGATCGCTGGTGATGTGCCCGGCACGCCGCCCGCCGCCAGCGACAGCCGCGCCGTCAGGCCGGCCATCGCCTTTACCAGCTCGGTCACCGTTCGGGTGAGCTCGCGCATGTCCTTATCGCCCTCGGCCAGGCGCCGCTCGATCTCGGTCAGGCGGGTGACGATGGTGCCCAGTTCCCGGTCATGGTCCGTCATCGGGTGACCTCCCGCTGCCGCTGCAGCCGCTGGTGGATGGTCCAGGCCGCGGCGCCGATCACCGCGGCGGCGACGCCCCAGGGGCCGAGCGCGCGAAGCACGGCGGCCAGGCCCTCGGCGTGCGGCGCCAGGGTGGTGACGGCGTCGACCACCGCCGCCGCCGTGACGCCGGCGACCACCGAGCCCGCCGCGGCGCGCACAGTACCGCTGTGGGCGAGGCCGAGCTGGACCAGCCCCGCCATACGCAGCCCCTCGGCGATCGTCTCCGGCGTGTAGGGCATGCCGCCGAGCTCGTGCCGGATGATCGCCTCGACCAGGCCGCGCATCGTGGCCGCGTCGTGCAAGTCGATCGGGTCGTCGAGCCCGACCCCGAGGCGCGCGGCGACCGCCGCCTGATAGGCCCCGGTGTCGTTCTCGCTGCTCGGCGCCCAGCGCGCGACGATGCCGCGCACCGTGCGCAGCCCGTGCCGGTCCTGGTAGCTCTGCAGCAGCAGGGCCAGGGCGCGGATGCCGTGCTGGTGCGAGCGGAACCGGCAGAAGCGCCCATCCGAGGGCGGCGTCTCGAGGCCGAGCCACTTGTTGGTGGCGACGTGCTCGATGTTGCCGGGGTTGCGGTTGCGATAGCCCCGGCTGAGCTTCGGATCGCTGCTCATGCGCCGGCCGCCGGAACGCGGGCGAGCATAACTCGTGCGGTGGTGTCCGCCGCCAGTGCGGCGACGGTGATGACGCCGACCTGGAAGTTGCCCGTTGCGGTGGTGGTCAGGCGGCGATTGGTGTTGTCCCAGAAGACGCGCGTGCCGGCGGCCATGGCCTGGGTCGGATCCTTGGTGAGCTCGAACTCGCCGCGGGTCTCGCACTCGACGGTGGCGTTCTGCGCGGCGTCGGCGGCCGCCACGCCGAAGAAGGCGCCGACCAGCATGCCCTGGCCGGAGAGGATGCCGCCGGCATAGGGCACGACCATGGGGACGGAGCGCGCGTCGGGACGAATGCAGTTGCGCATGGAAGGATCTCCTGAATGCGCGCAGGGCGCCGACCGGCTTCCCGGCGGCGCCCTGGCGCGATGCGGATAGAGGTGTGATGGGTGGGATCAGGTGCCCGGATTGAACCAGGCGCCGCGCCAGTCGATGGCGCCGACGCCGAAATCGAAGATCACGCTGACCTCGACGCCGTCGGCGCCCTGGACCGGGCCGGTGGTGACCTGCGGTCCCTCCGCCCCGTTCAGGTAGCCGTAGACGTAGACCGGTGCGCTCAGCGGGTCGGAGAAGAGGTACCAGCGGTTCGCCCCGATCAGCGGCTCGACGAGGGGATGGACGAAGCCCGCGAAGACGTTCGCGTTGCCGATCTGGTTGGCGGCAACGCTGACGGTGAGCTGCCGGGCCGCCAGCTCCTGGCTCGGGCCGACCAGCAGCCGCATGGTGCTGCCGATCGAGATGGGCAGGCCATCCAGCGTCTTCTGGCGCATGATGGCCGCGCGGCCGACGGCGAGGTTCGGCAGGTCGAGAGCAGAGCCCGCGCCTGCCTTGTTGGCGCGCGCCGCGCCCGTGCCGAACACCGTCGCGTTGCCGCTGGTGAGCGTCGGGCCGTCGCCATTGCCGCTGTTCAGCAGCTGATATGCGGTGGCGTTCTCGAACTCGGCGACGCGGCGGCCGATGGCGGCGGCGAAGTCCGTGAAGGCGCCGAGGTCGTCGTTCACCAGCATCGGTCGCGTCACGCGGATGCGCCGCGCGAAGGTCTGCAGGACGACGATCTCCTGGCTCTCGGACATGGTGCCGACCTGGATCTCGCCGTTCTCCAGCAGCGGCAGCAGCGTCGGGAAGTCGCCGATGCGCAGGTGCCGGTGCGGCTTGAAGTCGCGGAAGTCGCGGCGGAGGAAGATCTGCCGGTAGGTCGGCTGCGCCGGCTGGTAGGCGGCGAGCAGCATCTTGTTGGCCGCGGCCGAGAGCAGCGCCGGGAAGTCGGAGCTGGTGTGGAAAGCGCGCTCGGCCAGCAGCGTCGGGTTGCGCGGCGGGTTGCGATCGCCGCGACGGGCGAGGAGCTCGCGCAGCATGTCGGAGGGACGCCAGCCCATGAACTCGGCGTGGCGGCCGTTCCCCTGCGGCTGGTAGCCGGGCATGGAGCGGGCGGCGAGCGCCTCGGCCATGGCGTCGAGCAGCTGCGCGGGATCGTCGTGGCCGGGCCCGGTCTCCGGGCGAGCCGGGAGCGTGGGGCGTGCCGTCTGCGCCTGGGTGAAGGCCTCCCACAGCCGGGCACGCAGCACCTCGGGGCTCGCGCGGTCGCGCATCGCGGCCTGGCGCAGCGCGTCGATGGTGTCGGCGGGGAGCAGGCCGCGCGCGGCGGCGAGCACCGGCTCGTAGCTGGCGATGCGCTCGGCCACGGCGCGCTCGGCCTCGGCCCGGATGGCGTCGAGGTCGATCGGCGGAGCGGCCGGCACGGGCGCGGCGCGGTTGGGCTCGGGCGGCGCGGCCGGTGCAGGGGTGGGCGTCGTGGTCACGTTGGTCTCCTGGGGCGGGGTGGACGGCGCGGCGGAGGGCGGCGCCGCAGGCGGGGCAGCCGGGGTCTCCGGCGTCGTCTCGGGCATGATGGATTCCTCGTCGGGCAGGGCGGGCTCGATCGCGACGGCGGGCGCGCCCTGCGGCGCCTCACCACGCACCGCCGCATCGCGGTCCACCGGGACCGGCACGACGGAGATCTCGAAGGGCTCCCAATCCACCGCGCGATGGACGGTCTCGCCGGTCGCGCCGTCCGGCCGCGGCTCGTAGCGATGCACGCGATAGCCGACGCTCACGGCGCGGAGCGTGCCGTCGGCGATGCGCTGCCAGACCGGCTCGACGTCCGCGGCGGCGGAGAACTGGAGCGTGGCGTAGCCCCGCCCACGCTCGAGGCGGGCGGCGGTCACCCGGCCGAGCACGTCGCGGGCATCACCGCGCCGATGCGTGTTCAGCACCGGAGCCTGGCCCGAGCGCAGCGCGTCCATGCGCACCGCGTTCGGCGACATCTCCAGTTCCTCGGTGATCAGGCCGAGGGCGGGGACGAAGTTGCGGGCGCGGGCGCCGGTGCTCCACACCACCTCGACGGTGCGCGCGGCACGATCGACGGTGGCGGGCGCCGCCAGCGCGCGCTGCGCCACGATCGGCATGGCAGGGGCATCCGGCGCGGCATCGCTGCCACCCGGTTCGATTGTGTCGGTCATGCTGGATCCGTGCTGCGGACCGCGCTCAGGGCGCGGCGTATCCCTGCGCGTTGACGTAGACCTGGGCGCCCGTGGTCAGGCAGGCGAAATTCACCGCCGTCGCCGCGGTTCCGCGCAGCGGCGTCGGGAAGGTGATCTCGACCGGGGCGGCCATCGCCGCCGGCAGCAGCTGCCGCCAGATCACCGTCGCGCCGTCCTTGATCACCACCTCGGTCGCCACCGTCGCGTGCGCGTTCCGCAGGTCGATCGAGGTGACGTAGTTCCGGATGCCGGCGGCGGCCGCCGCCCGAAGCACCACGTCGGTGGTGTTGATGATGCCGCCCGCGGCGGCGGCATACTGCCAGTCGGCTTCAGGGATCGCGTAGGGCTTGGTGACCAGCGCGCCGATCAGCGTCGCGAGCAGATCGACGCCGCGCGCCGTGGTGACAGCGGTCGGGTTGGCGGAGTAGCCGGTCGCCGCCAGCACGGGCAGCGCGCCGGAGGTATTGCGCGCCTGGCCACCCACCGGCGTGACGGATGGCGCGATGGTGCTGAGGACATTCACGCCCAGCCCTTGGCCGGCGACCGACTGCCCGCGGCCAGCGGTGATCTCCGTCGTCAGCTCGGCGTAGTCGGCGATGGTGACGAACTGCACCTTCACGTCGGTGCTCGAGGCCGGGCCCAGGTTCCGGCTGACCGAAGCCCAACCGGTGTTCAGATAGGCGCCCGAGAAGGACGAGCCGAGGAGATCGAAGCTGTTCGCGTCGATCACCGTGATGGTGAAGGTGCCGTTCGCCCCCGGTACGCCGGATACGTCGGTAACCGTCACCACATCGTTCGTCGTGAAGCCATGCGCGGCGCGGGTGATTCGCACCAGGCCGGAGCCGTTGTTCGCCACCGCCGAGATGCCGTTGATGAACTGCCGGTTCCGCACGCGGATGCGAAAGCGGTAGAGCGCATTCGGCTCCGGGATCTGCTGGTGGCGCACATACGAGTTCGACCGCGCCGCCGTGGTGTCAATCTGCCGGCCATGGAACCAGCATTCGTCATTGGTCGGCTCGATCTCCAGCACCGACCAGCCGGTGGGGACGGTGGTCGGGATCGGCGAGCCCGACGAACTCGCGAGCCGCGGCGCGCCCTCGCTCTGCACCTCGTAATTGGCCAGCGTCGGGCTGGTGCCG